CGCTAATCAAGGTTGGGTAACAATTACAAGTGCTAATGAAACAGCACCAGTATTAGATACAACTAAATATGTTACAGCTAGTGGAGGCACAGAAACAACATCAGGTGATTATAAAATTCATACTTTTAACTCAGATGGAAATTTCATAGTTTCTTGTGCAGGAACATCAACAGGTTCTAATACAGTTGATTACCTTGTAGTAGCAGGAGGAGGAGCAGGTGGCTCAAATATTGGAGGCGGTGGTGGTGCTGGTGGTTTTAGAGAATCATCAGGTACAGCATCAGGTTCATATACAGCAAGTCCTTTAGGTGCTTGTGTATCAGCTTTATCAGTTTCAGCACAAACTTATCCCATAACAGTTGGAGGTGGTGGTACAGCAACTCCTGGACCAGGTGCACAACCAGCAGGAGGATCAGGATCAAATTCAATTTTTTCTACTATTACATCAGCAGGTGGGGGTGGAGGTGGAAATCCTCAAAATGGCTCAGCAACATCAGGTGGAAGTGGAGGTGGAGGCAGAACTTGTGATCCAGCTTCATCAAATCCTACAGCAGGTGGTTTAGGAAACACACCTCCTGTAACACCACCACAAGGAAACAATGGTGGAACTGGTGCTACTTCTGCAAGATCAGGAGGTGGCGGAGGTGCTACTGCTGTTGGTGCAAATGGAAGTGGATCATGTAGTGGTGATGGTGGTGCAGGGGCAACTACTAACATTTCAGCAAGTCCAGTCGCTTATGCAGGTGGAGGAGGTGGAGGTGGTTTTACTTGTTATTCTACAGCAGGAACTGGAGGAACTGGAGGCGGTGGAAATGGTGGTCAAGGACCAGCTAGTCCAGCAGGTTCAAACGGAACAGCAAATAGAGGTGGCGGTAGTGGTGGAGGTGGATCAGCTAGTGGTGTAGCAGGAACTGGTGGTTCAGGAGTTGTAATTATTAGGTATAAATACCAAAATTAATGATTGTGTAAAAATTAAAAGAATGATATAGGAGGAATATTATGGCACATTACGCAAAATTAGGAGCAAACAATAAAGTTATAGCAGTACACGTTGTTGCTGATACTGACTGTCAAAATGCAGATGGTATTGAAGATGAAGAAGTAGGAAGACAGTTTTTGGAAAGAATCCATAACTGGCCTCTTTGGAAAAAAACATCTTACAATACAGCAGGTGGACAGCATAAAACAGGCGGAACACCTTTCAGAGGTAACTACGCAGGAATAGGTATGACTTATGATGAAGATAATGATATTTTCATTGGTAAGAAACCTTATGCTAGTTGGACTTTAAATGTTTCAACAGCTTCTTGGAATGCTCCATTAACACAACCAAGTCTAACTGATACAGAACAATCACAAAATAATGCTGGAACTCATAATTGGGTTTATAATTGGAATGAAACAGCATATCAGGCAGACAATACTACAGGTTGGGAGATTGAAGATACTTTAGCTTAATTTATGCAAAAGGTGGTTTTGTCGGAAATAGATTGTATTAGTGGTCTTATAGAAAGCCCTAAAGGTTTTGAAATAGATCGTGATAGAATTAAAAATGACATAATTAAATCTTATGTAAATCAAGAAAGGATTAGTAATAAGGAAAGAGATTTTTCTTATAATGATTATAAAGTACCTTTTTCACAACCTCTACAATGGTATAAAGATTATTTAAGAGATCACTTTAGAGTTGAACATAATAAAACACTTATACCTAAATTAGACTTTGGTATTGTATTAGATAAAAACCAAAACACTTTTTCAAGAAACTTAGTAGAACCATTAGATTTATTACACGCACCTGATTATACTTGTATTTATGGTGTTGATGTAGATGATGAAGAACAACTAGAAGTAGTAATACATTATGATGATAACAGACGAGTAAATAGAACTTGGCATGTTCCTTTACTTAACAATAAATTTATTATATTTCCTAGTATGCAAAGATTTTTCATTAAAGGAAATAAATCAAGCAAACTTCAAACTGTACTAATTTCTACTTATGAATATATCTAATTACTACTGGTTTTTTCAATCAGTTATACCACCTAAAATATGTGATGATATTGTAAAGTATGGTTTAGCTTCTAAAGAAAATGAAGTATTAGCATTAACTGGTGGTTTTGGTAGAGATAGAGATTTAAGAAAAAACCCACTTACAAAAGATGAAATTGCTGATCTTAAAAAAAAAAGAGATTCAAATATAGTTTGGCTAAATGATAGATGGATATACAAAGAAATACAACCTTACATACATCAAGCTAATAGAAATGCAAATTGGAACTTTGATTGGGACTTTTCAGAAAGTTGTCAATTTACAATATATAAAAAAGGTCAATATTATGATTGGCATTGTGATAGTTGGGATAAACCATATATGGAAGATGGTCCAACAAAAGGTAAAATAAGAAAATTATCAGTAACAGTTTCACTTACAGACCCTACGGAATATAAAGGTGGTGAGTTGGAATTTGATTTTAGGAATGAAGACCCTGATAAAAAACCAGCAATTAGAAGTTGTACAGAAATATTACCAAAAGGTAGTCTAGTTGTATTTCCTTCGTTTGTGTGGCATAGAGTTAAACCAGTAACGAAAGGAGTAAGGCATAGTCTAGTGATATGGAATCTAGGTTATCCTTTTAGATAATATGATACAAGGCGGAAGTAATAAACCAAAAAACCACGTAGACTTTAAAAGTGAGTTTTATTTTTCTACACCAATTTGGGTAGCACAAGCACCAATGTTTTTAAAGTCAATGACAAAATTAACAGATAAGTACATTAAGAAAGCTGACAAACAACTTAAAGATAAAATTAAAAAAGAACCAAAATGGAAAAGAGATATTGGTGATTTTGGTTTATCTAGACATAGTGAAAGTTTTTCTAATGACCCACAAGCTAAAGAGTTTGTAGATTTTTGTGGTTCAAGAAGTTTTGAATTTTTAGATTGGCAAGGTTTTGATTTAAGAAATCATAGTTTACACTTTACAGAATTTTGGGTTCAAGAATTTAGTAAAAGAGGTGGTGGTCATCATGATACACACGTTCATTGGAATCAACACGTTTCAGGTTTTTACTTTTTAAAATGTTCAGAAAAAACATCTGTACCAGTAATACATGATCCTCGTATGGGTGCTAGAATGACAAAGTTACCACAAAAAGAACAAAGTAAAGTTACACTAGCTAGTGAACAAATACATTTTAAAATTCAACCAGGCACAATGATTATAATTCCAGGTTACTTACCACATCAATACGTTGTAGATGCTGGTTTAGACCCTTTTAGATTTATACATTGGAATATAAAAGCTGTAGAAACAAGTATATCAAAAGAAAAGAGTATTAAATGAGTTTTCAAAAAAATAAATACTGCGTAATAAAAGAAGCTGTACCAAAACAAATTGCAGAGTTTGTATATAATTATTTTATGATGAAAAGACAGGTAGCTAGAACTTTATTTGATACAAGATACATTTCACCATTTACAACTGAGTTTGGTGTATGGAATGATGAACAAGTACCAAATACATATTCTCACTATGCAGATATAGCTATGGAAACTCTTTTAATAAGAACTTTACCTGTTATGGAAAAACATACAAAGTTAAAATTAAATCCAACTTATTCTTATGCAAGAATATATAAAACAGGTGATATATTACACAGACACAAAGATAGGTTTAGTTGTGAAATATCTACAACATTAAATCTTGGTAGTGACCCTTAGCCTATACATTTAGAACCTAAAAAAAACGTAGGTATTCCTAATGGTAAAAAAATAACAACTCATAGTAATAACAAAGGTATTTCTATAAACCTGAAACCTGGAGATATGCTTGTTTATAAAGGTATGGAGTTAGAGCATTGGAGAGAAGAATTTCAAGGAGATAACTGCGCACAAGTATTTTTACATTATAATAATCAAAAATCTAAAGATGCTGATAAAAATATTTATGATAAAAGAAAGCATTTAGGGCTTCCATCTTGGTTCAAACAATGATACACCGAAACCTGGTGGGTGAGTTTTACCACCAAACCACCAAACTCACCTGCCTTTTTCTTATTCTTATATTTCTAACTTCTTGTAGTAATAATAAAAAAAGACCAGCACCTTGGACAACTATAGTAAAAACAATATCAGGAGTAGTACAATGAAAAAGAATGTTCTTATTTGTATACCAGCATTTGATCAAAAAATTCACTTACAAACAATATCCTCAATAATAAGCACTAGAGATACATTAATGCAAGCTAAGATAGGTTGCGGAATGATGTGGATTAGGGATAGCT